TCTACGGCTACCCAGACTGCTCTTGATGCAAAAGCGTCTAACACTGCACTTGCAGCCCACGAAGCAGACACTACGAGTATTCATGGGATTGCGGATACCGCTCAGCTTGAGACACTCACAGGCTCTCAAACTAAGGCAGATGCGGCAGAGTCGGCTTCCAATACTTTCACAACCACTGCAATAGATGCTCTTACCACCTCAGACATTGAAGAAGGTACAAACCTATACTTCAGTAACGAACGTGCCCAAGATGCTGTAGGAACTAATGTCGGCGATGGCCTAGCTTACAATGACCCAACGGCCGTAATCTCCGTAAAACTGGGTACTGGTATTCAATTTGACGGCTCAGGTAACCTTGAGATCGACAATACTGTAACTACCAACGCTGACTCTCAGACTCTAACCAACAAAACAATTGACACTGCAAACAACCTTATTGCTGTTGTTGTAGCTGACGTTGGCGATCTTACTGCCACAGCTGGAGAACTTAACGTTCTTGACGGCATATTGGCTTCGACTGTAGAGCTAAACTTTAACACAGGTGTGACTTCGCCCGTCCAGGGTCAAATAGATGCCAAGGCATCACTTGCCGGGGCTACTTTCACTGGCACTGTTGACGGCATTACAAAGGCAATGGTTGGACTTGGAAATGTCAACAACACTGCTGACGCCAACAAGCCAGTATCCAACTCAACGCAAACCGCCTTGAATGGGAAACTAAGTCTTACTGGAGGAACTCTATCTGGAGCTTTAACGCTTTCAGGTGCTCCAACCCTAGACCTAGAAGCTGCAACCAAAGCTTACGTTGACAATCTGGCAACTGGTCTAAGTGTTAAAGATCCTGTAGTTGCAACTACCACAGGCAACTTAGCCAGCACATACAATAATGGAACTTCCGGTTCCGGGGCGACTCTTACTGCGTCATCCAACGTTGCTATCCCAGATGCCGATGGCGTAACACTAGTCCTCAACGACCGCCTCTTGGTTCGTACTCAGACTGATGCTGTAGAGAACGGTATCTATGTTGTATCTGACCTAGGCTCTGGTTCAACCCCATGGATACTGACCCGTGCAGCCGACTCTGATAACAGCCCAACCTCTGAGGTTGCAGGCGGTAACTTTGTTCTTGTAGAAGGCGGAACCTTATTCGCTAACGGTGGCTTTGTTGTTGCCAACAGCGGAGTCGTATCTCTAGGTGTAGATGACCTAAACTTCACTCAGTTCAGCGCAGCGCAGAACATAACAGCTGGCGTCGGAATCGTAAAAACGGGATCAGAAATTGCTGTTGATGATGCCATAGTTGCGACCCTTGCTGCTCCAACATTTACTGGAGCTGTTGTTCTACCCGCTACAACTTCTATTGGTACCGTAACTGACGCAGAACTAGGGAGACTCAGCGGAGTTACCTCAGCTATTCAGACTCAGATAAATAGCAAAGCACCGTCAACTAGCCCTACTTTCAGCGGGACCGTGGTTCTGCCACTAACTGCAGGTATTGTTAAGTCAAGTGCTGGCGGTGTTCTATCTGTAGGAAACGTTGCTGCAACAGAAGTTATCGGTACTGCAGTTGTAAACGCCGATGCTCGACTAAGTAACTCTCGTATCCCTACCGGCTCAGCTGGTGGAGACCTGACTGGGACGTACCCAAACCCAACTCTAGATGTTTCAGGTGTGACTGCCGGCTCATACACCAGCGCAAACATCACCGTAGACGCTAAGGGCCGGATCACGGTTGCAGCCGACGGAGCAGGTGGAGGCGCAAGCCTTGCTGTATCGTCAACCCCTCCAACGGGAGCAGTCGAAGGTGACCTGTGGTTTAACAGCGAACAAGCTGGGATTTACGCATACTATGACGGCTACTGGGTACTAACATCCGGTGAGGCTGGCCCACAAGGTCCAGTTGGTCCAGTTGGCCCCGCAGCTCTAGCTCTTCCTGTTGGAGGAACAACCGGTCAGTATCTAGCTAAACTCTCTAACACAGATAACGACACAGATTGGGTCTCGCCACCTGAAAAGATTGATATACTTATCATCATGGGCGCGTACTAAACAATTTAAATATTAAAGAAAGTAGTAATTAATGGCTATCATATCATCAGCTCTGGCTAGGACAGCCTTTGCCCTGACAGAGGGCACCCTCTTTCAACCCCCAACAGATGACACAACTACAATTATCACAAACATAGTTGTAGTCAATACTGTAGCATCTAGCGCTAACTTCACTATATTACTAGACGACACAGAACTGTTCAGTAATACCGTTATTCCTGGAAACTCCACTGTCTCTATCGACCTGAGGCAGGTTCTAGATGCTCAGCCTGCACCGAGAAAAAAAATCACTGGGTTCGCAACAGCCACCACAGTCAAAGTCCACATCAGCGGAGTTGAGATAATCTAATGAGTATAGAACAGATCCCAGCAGTAAGTTCAAGATTCAACCCAATCGAGACGCTTCTCGATCCAGTAAACAAATTCCGCGTCTCACAGGCGCAGGCGCTGATTGACACCGACTTCGAGTACGGTATTCAGCAGTCAAAATGGGAGAACCTGGCCGTTACTAATAACCGGCCTTTCTCGTATCCTACGGCAGCACCGATGCCAAACCTTAACCTTGTAACGATGCTACAGGGAAGCAGAACTGTAACTGTAGACTTAACCACAAGGTCAGCAGTGGTCAATGCTGCTAGCCCTTCCAACCCTGAAGCTGGTGACGTTACTTACACAACTACCACCAACCACCTTTTCAATACAGGAGAGTTTGTTACTGTTACCGGATCTAACATTTCGGGGTATAACGGCACATTTATGGTGACGCAGGTTCTGACTTCAAACACGTTTACAGTAGATAACTTCACTACCGGGACCGAATCCTTCAGCAATGGACTGGCAGTTTTTGGCGTAGCTCCAGTCAACGGAACTCCTATAGCCATTCAGGACGCGTTCCTTGCCAATGCAAATGGTAACTTTATCGTCGAGTCTGGTGGCGGCACTGGTACCTTTACGTATGTTGGTCGCTCTCAGAACAGAACTGTCATCCAAGACCTAAGAGACGTCAACAAGACTGCTATTTTTCCTGGTGTTCTATACACTGACGCCAGAATCGGACTTGCTCCAACAATTTCTAACTCTGGGCTAGCAGTTACAATAACGACAACTGTCCCTCACGGATTGTCAATAGGTAACACTATTGCTGTCAACGGAGTCACTGGAACTAATGCGCCAAACGGAGCGTATCAGGTAGCAACTGTAGCCACTCCAGACAGCTTTATGTATTTTGCCGATCCAGGTGAGGGCACGCCTTCTGGCCTTTCCTCCACTGCTGCGTCAATATTCGTCAGACCACAGGGGCAGTTCTTGCACCGTCCGTTTGATGGTGGAGTGATCTTCTCTTCTAACTCAACTTCCAACTATGAAGCTGCAATCCGTCAGACCAGACGTTACTTTAGGTATCAGTCCGGTAAGGGATTGCAGATCTCATCTGGAACAATCTTGAAGCCGTATCAGACTGTTGATGGGCTCACATCTACTGGCTTGACAGCCACAGTAGTGTCTAAAGAGCAGCACAACCTTTCACCGGGAACCGAAATACTAATTGAAGGCGCAAATGAAGCGGCCTACAACGGTACTTTCACTGTGACTGAGATTACTGGATTTAACTCTTTTAATTACCTAATCGCAGAGGCTGCCCCATCTCCAGCAACAGGAATTATCAACCTAAATGTTAACAAGTGGTACGGCGGCACTAACAGGCTTGGAGCTTTTGACTTCCAAAACGGAATCTTCTGGGAGTACGATGGTCAGCAGCTTTGTGTAGTTAGAAGGTCATCTACTCAGCAGATCTCAGGTAGATCTTCTGCGGTGCAAGGATCCAACACTGTGGTCCGCACTAGTGAGTCATTCCCTACCTCATACTCAAGCCAGTTAATTCCTGGTGACTATGTTGTAATTCGCGGTCAGTCATACAGAGTTACCGCAATTGATGACCTGTCAGTTACACCTAACTTCACCATCTCCCCGTCATATAGAGGAGCAACTGCAGAGCACATAACCGTGTCTAAAACTGTAGAAACCAGAATCCCTCAGTCTGAATTTAATTTAGACACGGTAGACGGTAACGGACCTTCAGGCTACAACATAGACCTGACCAAAATGCAGATGTTCTACATTGACTACTCTTGGTATGGTGCCGGATTTATCCGTTGGGGTCTTCGTGGCATTAACGGCGATGTCTTCTATGTCCACAAACTGCCTAACAACAACCTTAACAACGAAGCATACATGCGATCCGGTAACTTGCCTGCAAGGTACGAGTCAGCAACGCTTCCACCGAGCACCCGTCTAGAGGCCACTTTCTCAAACTCGGGCTCGACAATGACTGTATCCTCTACCGCTGGGTTCCCACCTACAGGGACCATAGTGATTAGGCCTAGCACCGTATCCAACCAAGCAACCCTCCTTCACGAGTATGTGAACTATACCGGGGTGACAGCTACGTCATTTACTGGAATAACCAGGGCTCAAGCTGGTGCAACCGTGACTACAACTTGGCTTGTAGGCTCAAACGCGGGCACGGTATCTAGTGCTACCGGTATACAAATTGGTCAAAGGGTAACATCTACTGTGTCACCTAATCCAGTACCAGAGGGTTCATACGTTACCGGGATAGCTGGCACTATTATTACCCTAAATAATGCGCTAACTGCGGCAAATCCTGGATTGATCTTCGCGCCTATGGGGGCAACTTCCGGTCAGGCGTACACATACAGTGCTCCGTCACCTACAACAGTAGAGTTGGCATTCCCTTCATTTGCACCGACTATCTCCCACTGGGGAACGTCGATGATCATGGATGGTAAATTTGATGATGACGCTTCCCTTGTGTTTACATATGGTCAAACAGGCTCAGTAACAATTGGAGCGGGTAGATCTAGAGCATTGTTCTCAATTAGACTGGCACCATCTGTTGACAATGGGTCTGTTGGAAGCTTTGGTCAGCGAGAGCTGATCAACAGAATGCAGCTAAAACTCAACACTATTGGAATGACGACTACCTCACAGAACACAAACTACCTAGTTCGTCTGTATCTAAATGCTATTCCTTCTAGACTGGTTCTTTGGGGTTCACCAACTGCCTTCGAGCCAGGAACTGGTAACTCGTCACTATCGCAGATTGCTGACTACAGAACAGTAGGAACAGTACTTGTTTCAGGTGGTGAGATCACTGGTGGATTCTTGTCAGCCGGTACAGACTCCATTAGCCTAGAAAAAGTTCGAGACCTAGGTAACTGTATTCTTGGCGGTGGAGGCTCTTCTGCCGAAACCGGAGTGTACCCTGACGGTCCAGACACCATTACTGTAGTAGTTACCAACTTGTCGACTAACACGGCGTCCTTCCAGGGTCGTCTGTCATGGACGGAGGCACAGGCCTAATGCCAATTGACTTTCCCGCCGAACCCGCAGTTGGTGATGCGTATACCTTTAACAACCGAACCTGGCTTTGGTCAGGCGAGGTTTGGACTCCAGATCGAGCAAAGTACACTGTAGACCGAGACATTGTCACGGACGTAGATGGTTATTTAGTGGCATCAGTCACTACCTCAACCGAGGTGGGCTATCTTGCTGGGGTGACATCCTCTGTACAGGTTCAGCTAGATGAGAAGGCTCCAAGCCTTAGTCCTGTTTTCACTGGTGACCCTACTGCGCCAACGGCAAATGCAAATCAAAGTGATGCTCAAGTTGCTACAACCGCTTTTGTCATTGGGCAAGCCGCCTCTGTTGCTCCGCTATCTGATGGAGCGAGTGCTGCTATTGGCACATCTGTCAAGTACGCAAGGCAGGACCACGTCCACCCAACCGATACTTCTTTGGCGACAAAGGCCAGCCCTACTTTTACAGGCACAGTTACTGTGGCAGCCGAAGGTATTCAGTTCACCGATGGGGTACAGTTAAAACAAGGCACCCCGTCACTTACAGTGATTAAGCCTGCCATAACATCAAACGCAACTACCTCAACATTGTCTTCCCCTCTCACGTATAGAGATGCCCTAGTTGCAGTAGCAGGAGCATTCACAATCACGGTTGACCCTGACACTACTAACTCCGTCACCTTTCCCATAGGAACTAGCCTCAACTTCTACCAAAGCGTAGGAACTGGAGGCGCGTCCATAGTAGCTGGAAGCGCGAGCGTTACTCTACTAGTGACGCCTGGATTGGTCTTCAGAGACCTGAACTCTTCAGTCTCTCTGACAAAAATTGCAGCAAATACTTGGTTGGTTTTCGGCGACCTAAAGGCCTAATTAAATTTAAGGTAGACTGACATACTATGAGCAAAGAACCAGGTAAAAGGTCCCAGCAGCAGAACGACTTTCTAGAGCCGGGAACCCCGATAAATGTAGTGGCAACTAACGTTGGCACAGATCGACCATTCAATGATGGTGCTGCGTCCATATCTTTTGAGATACCAGCTGGGTCACCTCCAGTAGATCTATACACCGTAACTGTATATAGAGGTGCCACTGCTCAGGATGCAACTGCCACAAATACGACTGGCACATCTTCCCCTATCGTTGTAGGCGGACTAGACTCAAACGTTCAATATAGATTCACAATCAGCGCAAGCAACACATCTGGAGCTACTCCAGAATCAGACTCTACCCCTCTAATACTTATAACAACAGTACCAGCCACCCCCGGTGCTCCTGCCATACAGAACTTCTCAAATGACCAGAATGACTACTTAAGTTGGAGCCACCCAACAAACGGCGGCACAGTGCTGCTTACATATTTCTGGGAGAGTAACGACAGCAAGTCTGGTAGCGTTGCCTACAATGGCACAACAGCAGTCGTACCCCAAGAAGGTGGCACTCAGCAGCAGTACCGACTTAGAGTTACAAATGCTAATGGCACCTCGGAGTTCTCTGCCTTTTCTGTTGTAGCCTTTACTCCTCCATTCTTCCCGCCGTTCTTCCCATTCTTCCCACCATTCTTCCCATTCTTCCCGTTCTTCCCACCAAGCTTCCCATTCTTCCCATTCTTCCCGCCTGCCTTCCCGTTCTTCCCATTCTTCCCACCTAGGTTCCCGTTCTTCCCATTCTTCCCACCTAGGTTCCCGTTCTTCCCGTTCTTCCCACCTAGGTTCCCGTTCTTCCCGAACTTCCCTAGGTTCCCGTTCTTCCCGCCTAGGTTTAAGAGTCGCTGTCTAGCCGCAGAGACGCCTCTATTCTCGGTTGACGGTACTTGGATTTTTGCAGATAAAGCAAAAGTTGGAGACAAGCTTATGACGATCTCAGGTGCGCATATTGACATGCAGAAGCTTGTAGATACCAAGCTGTCCGCAAAACTGCCAGAACATGTAGAACTAGTCGAAACAGAAATTGTTTCTATAGAAGTGAAGACTTCAGTGTTGGTCGGATTCAATGTAAGCAGAATTACAGAAAAGAGATACTCTGTGACTCAGCCGATCCTTGTTGAGATCGCTACCGGCCTGACTTACGTGAATGCAGGAGATGTCAAACTAGGAGACGTACTAATAGGAGTCCTAGAAGACGGTCGTGTGACAAGGACCACAGTCGAGTCTATAGAGCTTGACGATGTTGAGTCTGAGGTATTCGATATTAGAACCTCACCTCTGCCTTGGTTCCTTGCTGAGAACTTCATAGTAATAGCCTAAAAAGATAGGAGGGAGGTGGCTTCGGCTACCTCCCTTTTATTTTTTACTATACTTATGCAGCACAAAACCGCAAACTCCAATGCAAATATCTATAAACTTGGTATAAGATATAAGTATGGAAAATTACGATTGGTTTACAAAGGACAGATCTGAGACTTCAGCCAATAGGCTGCCAGACAGAGTGATCCCCCAGCACCCTGAGGTTACAGTAGCTAATGTGGCTCTGGGCATAAATGTCTATAGCGGAGCAATAACCAAAGCCCAAGGGCAGAAGCACATAGACACCTTAGAGTCCAAACTTTCTGGGCAGGGTGGATACCAGTGGAATGGCGCAATGGTAACCAACTCCGCAGAGGTAACTGTGAGTGCACGTAACGCTCTAGACTTTAAAATGAACTCTACAGCCTTCGGTCCTCGCAACCAGGATAACGCAGAGCTGTATGACATGCACGAAGAGGTGTTTAGGGCTGTAAAAAAGTGCGTAGACGATTACGGTAACAACTGGGGCGTAGGCATTGCATCCTATGAGGCCTTCAACTTTGTTAAGTATGACGGACCTGGTACGCACTTTAAAGTTCACGCTGACCATGGCCCAACATATGTGTGCACCATCTCAGTTTGCGTGTATCTAAATGATGACTATGAAGGAGGAGAACTTTGGTTCCCTCGCATGGACGGACTGACCATAAAACCTAAAGCCGGGGATATAGCGGTCTTCCCATCAACATACATATACGAACACGCCTCAGAAGAAATGATCTCAGGAGTGAAGTATGCAGTAGTCATCATGACCGACTACAATGACCGAGATGATGTGAATCACAAGGTCTCTCCTGTTATACAAGACTACGAACTAAAATACTAAAGGACTGACGCATGGACGTACAAGAGCACGTTGGAGCTCCAGATGAAGAAATGCAAGGTCAAATGGACGCTCACAACCGGAGACTGCAATCGTGGTACAAGATAGACGAAAAGACCTGGTCAGACGCTAGAGAAGTAGTGCCAGGGTCAGGTATTTGGGTCTATGAAAACGTCATACCAAAGACTCTAAATGTGATAAACAGGCTAGAAGAAGTTTTGACTAGCCCAAATAATAACTATAGGTATGCGGAAGCGCTAGTAGGGTACGGCGTTAAGATGCCTGAATACCGAGACTGCTTTGACTTTAAGTACAAGAAGACAGACATTGAGTCAGACAGATCAGAAGCTGGGCAGAAGTTAGTGCAGCTTTGGGAAGACACCCACTACAGGCAGCTCCAGGCCGTAAGGGACTACACACAAAGGTATAACATTGGAGAGCTCCGCTACTGGGAGGCTACAAATTATGTCAAGTACGGTCCAGGACAGCACTTTCAGGAGCATCACGACCACGGATACTCGTATAACTGCGTAGTCTCACTAGTCGCATTCCCCAATGATGACTACGAAGGTGGCGAGCTGGCTTTTAGTATTCAAGGAGTCACTGTGAAAGCAAAAGCTGGAGACCTGTACGTGTTTCCATCTAATTTTATGTATCCACACCGAGCCATGCCCGTGACTTCTGGGACTAAGTACTCAATGGTCACAATGCTTGACTACTCTGATAAGTATCACAGTGCGAGGTTTTACCAAGAAGAAGAGACTGGAATTTAGTGAAAAAGGTTTTTGCCTATACTAACGGTGGCAATGGGATTGTAGAGCAGCTACCACTGCAGCGGTCTTGGATGGATGCCACATTTTCTCGTCACGCCTATCACTGCTTCCCAGTTTCTATTTCTAATAGGCTCGGCTGGGGGCTGTCTTTCCCAGAGGATATATCTTTTATATGGGACGGCATAACTGACGAGAGAGATAGCCACGTAAAAATTCTATCTGGCGATCAGTATGCAAACTCTAGGCGTGGAAGTGCGACCGTTAGTTTTGAGACAGACATGACCTTCGTGGGAGAGAACGGTGAAAATCTGACCTTGCTGACCATGCCAGTTCCAAATCAATTTATTAGAGGCGCTCAGTGCATGACTACAACACTTAGCACATCAGTTCTAGCTGGAGACTTGCCAATTGCATGGATGATTACCGAGCCAAATATTGTAATAACAATACCGGCTTATACACCAATAGCAGCAATCATCCCAATATCTCTTACAGACATCCAAGATCATGAGCTAGAGATCACAAAAGGCGGTAGGCCAACTTTCGAAACAGAAGAGTTTATGGAGAAGATGAAGGGGAGAGCTGAAGCCAGCATGCAGTTAAACTCTAAAGGAGAGTGGACACACTTCTATAGAGACGCTGTTTGGCCCGATGGTGCCCCAGCAGGAAAACATGAAGCTAAAAAAATTGTAATGAAGATAAACTACATTGCCAAAAATTAAATTTGTCAGAAATAGGCCATGGCTTACGGTGGAGAGTGACTCTTCACCTAGACCGACAGTGAGGACATTGCCTGATTGGTACCGTAAAGCAGACCGTTTTGCCATAAACCCACATACCAATGAGCACTGGGAAGATCCCCAAGTCGGAGGAAAAATCCCTACGTGGAAGGCATGTCCGGCAATTTTTGACATCATGGGGGCAGGGTACGTTTACCGAACTCCCTGTGACATAGAGTTTTACGAAGAGAATGGTCAGCTTAAAGTAAAAGTTTCTGATTTCAAAAATCAACAGTTTGTCTCAGTCAGACCGCCTATGTATCAGTTTACTCCCCCAATGGGATACCATGAAGCTCATTTTGCATGGTGGGCTGATTGGGCCGTAGAGGTTCCGGATGGGTATAGCGTTTTGTACTCTCAGCCATTTAATCGTTTTGAGCTACCATTCCTGACAACTAGCGGGATTATAGATAACGATAAAGTCAATTTGCCTGGCACTATGCCATTCTTTATTGTCAAGGGCTTTACTGGTATCATCCCGGCGGGTACGCCGTACGCTCAGATGCTGCCTTTCAAGAGAGAGAACTGGGAGTCTGAGACAGATGATAGCGTAAAGATGTCAGACATGTCAGTAATAAACGAAAAAAATAGTGAAAAATATCGAGTAGCAAATGGCGGGGTGTACCAAAAAGAAGTATGGGAAAGGCGTACCTATGAGTGATGTAAGATGAGTGATATGAGAGATAAAAAAATATCTAATGAAAATCACCAAGAAGAGCCCAGGGTGTCAGTCACCCCTTCCGGTTTTTTCGGGTCATCCGCAAACAACATAGTCACCCTGGACAACTTTATGACAGAAGAAGAACTGTCCTACCTTAATAACTTTGCACGGAACAATACTACGTGGGACCACACCGAGTCGCACTACAATGAGGACGGCCTTTGTATATACGATGCTTCCTATTGGGCAGATCGTGTCGCCACTGATGACTCCCTAAACTCAGCAGATCCTAACGTCGTTGGTATAATTGTGGGCATGCAGGCCCGCCTGAAGGTAGAAGTAGATAAATTTTTTAATGTAGACGCCCTTCCTACTAGTGCTGCAGTAGTTAGATGGCTTCCGGGCCAGTTCCAAAACCCTCACGCAGACAAAGAGCTACACGAGGGAGAGAATAAAGGTAAACCTAATGACTTTCCTTACTACGACATCGCCGGGTTGTTCTACATAAACAACGACTACGAAGGTGGAGAGCTATATTTCCCAGAGCAAGGCATACAGTTTAAGCCAAAAGCTGGGTCAGCATACTTTTTTCCAGGAGATATGAACTACATTCACGGAGTTTCCGAGATTGTGTCTGGAATTAGGTACGTTTGTCCTTTTTTCTGGACAATCTTACAACATAAAGGAGAATAAAATGTCGTTTTTTGTTGACAAGGTAGACGTCAGTACTTTTAAGATATACAAAGATGAGCCAACCACTATTAGCGAGTTGGGTATTAAGCAGAATAAGATCATAGAAATACCTAACTTTGTGACGCCAGAAGGCGCACAGAAAATGATCGACTACATCGAGTCGTATTCTGACCTCTGGGGAGGTATTGCTTTTTACGGCTCTTTAGGTATGGGTCTACATCCAGACGACCCTAAACTAGCTGAATTTGGACTACCTCCGATGTATTTTGACTCTTTGAGGAACAGGTTCCAAGAAGCAATAGAGCTAGTTTTTGAGCGACCAGTGAAAGCAAACACATCACATGCCCAGAAATGGGATGTTGGCGGCTTTGCTTCTCCACACTCGGACAATTCCGATTTTGATGGGAAGCCCAACGCTTTTGAGATCAATAAGTACGTCGGGATTCTATACCTCAATGGGGACTACGAGGGTGGAAATCTGTTTTTCCGAGACCATAACATATCCTTTCAACCTGAAGCTTATTCGCTCATCTGCTTTCCAGGCGGGGTAGAGAACATACATGGAGTAGAAGAGATACTGAAAGGCACCAGATACACGATGGTATCTTTCTGGGACTTCAAAGAAGCAGTGTACTCTGATGATAAGGAAGCCGCCTGGGTAGAGGAGATCGCAGGGATTCGGGGAGAGCAAGCCGAGCAGAAAATCGAATGGGATAAGGGCAACAAGTACGCCTAACTTAGATACAGAGCATTTAACGGTAGGCCGTAACTCACCATAGCGTATCTCGGGTAAAATATAAGAGACACTTTACCCTGAGGGACAGTCGCGTGCGCTATTTTAACTCAAATGTTTATGACATCCTTGTAGATCAAGGCTCAACGCTCCACCGCGCTCTGTTTTTAAAGACTTCAGCGAAAAAGCCAATAGACCTTAGCGGGTACATAGGCAGAATGCAGATAAGAGACTCCAAAGACTCTAGCGTAATAGTTCAGGTTTTAACAACTGAAAATAATGAAATTGTAATATATGAACTACTTGGAAGAGTGGACATTCTACTACCACCAACGGATACGGAAGCCCTTGAGGCAAAGGACTACGTCTACGATCTAGAATTAGAGTCACTGGAAGGCGATGTGACAAAAATAGTCTCAGGAAAACTAACTGTAAGAGCGGAGGTGACTTTCTAATGCTTTCAGATGATTACGCATACTTAGTCGTTACTGCACCCGGTCCTCAAGGGCCTGCTGGTTCAGGGATCTTACAAGAAGGGGATGTAGTAGCTGGCGCTACCGGCCCAACAGGTGCAACTGGCTCCACGGGGCCCACTGGTATTGCTGGAGATACAGGTATTACTGGCCTCCAAGGAGCTACTGGCCCAACTGGTGCAACTGGTGCCATAGGTTCAACCGGTGCAGCTAGCACTGTTGCTGGTCCAACAGGTGCAACCGGTGCAACCGGTTCCACTGGTGCAACTGGTGCCATAGGTTCAACCGGTGCAGCTAGCACTGTTGCTGGTCCAACAGGTGCAACCGGTGCAACCGGTTCCACTGGTGCTTCCGGCTCAGTGGGCCCAACAGGGTCAACAGGGTCAACAGGGTCAACAGGGTCAACAGGTTTGACTGGCGCGACTGGTGCAACTGGTGTTGCAGGTGCCGTAGGCCCAACGGGCTCAACTGGTACTTCCGGATTGACAGGTTTACAAGGTGCAACTGGTGCGACTGGTTCAACCGGTACCGCTGGTGCAGTTAGCACCGTTCCAGGACCCACAGGCGCAACCGGTTCAACTGGCTTAACAGGTCTTCAAGGAGCAACTGGTTCAACTGGCTTGGCAGGCTCAACAGGTGCGACCGGCTCAGCAGGGCTGATCGGACCGACAGGTGCGACTGGTTCAACCGGACTAGCAGGCTTACAGGGATCAACAGGTCCAACTGGTGCAACAGGTGTTGCAGGTCCAATTGGCCTAATCGGTCCAACTGGGGCAACAGGTGTTGCAGGTATTGCTGGTCCAACCGGTTCAACTGGCTCCACGGGTTCAGTAGGCCTGACTGGTGCAACTGGTGCAACTGGTGCAACTGGTGTTGCAGGGTCAACTGGGCCAACAGGCACTACTGGATTAACGGGTCTTCAAGGGCCAACAGGTCCAACTGGGTCAATTGGTGCCACTGGCTCAACAGGCCCAACAGGTCCAACTGGGTCAATAGGTCTGACAGGTGCGACAGGGTCGACAGGACCTACTGGTGCTCAGGGTACATATACAGTTAGCGACAGCCCCCCGTCCTCCCCGAGTGAGGGCGATGCCTGGTTTAACACAGTAAACGCAAAATTCTTTATTTACTATGACAACTTCTGGATAGAGGTTGCAACCGCTGACATTGGTCCAACTGGTCCAACCGGCTCAGCTGAGTCCTTAAGCGAGATTGCAGACGTAGAGTTAACTATTTTAGTAGAGAATGGTGAGCTACTTGCTTATAACTCCTCGACTTCTAATTGGGAAAATGTAAGTGTTATTGATGGAGGAACACCCTAATGGCTTTTGATTTTCCAAATACACCTACTATCGGGCAGACATACGCTGCAGGCGGCACCACATGGAGCTGGGACGGCACTGTTTGGCTTGTTGTCACTACTCCGGTTATACTCGGCCCAACCGGTGCAACCGGCCCAACTGGTGTCCAAGGTATTCAAGGTTTAACTGGTCCAACAGGATCAATTGGCTCTACAGGCATAGCTGGCCCAACAGGCGCAACTGGATCTAAGGGTGACGCAGGTTTAACTGGGTTTCAAGGGCCAACAGGTCCAACTGGGTCAATTGGTGCCACTGGCTCAACAGGAGGACTAGGGCCTACAGGTGCAACCGCAGCAGCGGGTGCTACCGGCCCAACCGGTTTGACTGGCTCAACGGGTGCTACTGGTTCAACTGGTATTACTGGCACTACTGGAGCGACTGGCGCGACTGGTGCAACAGGTACTACTGGACTGACAGGTCTTCAGGGATCAACAGGTCCAACTGGTGCAACAGGTGTTGCAGGTCCAATTGGCCTAATCGGTCCAACTGGGGCAACAGGTTCAATAGGGTTGACAGGTTTACAGGGGTCAACAGGTCCAACTGGCGCAACAGGTATTACAGGTCCAACTGGCTTGACTGGTCCAAGTGGTGCAACAGGTAGTACTGGACCAACAGGCA